GGAAACCTGCGTCAGCCATGTCTGTATCGGTGTAACGCATTTGTCCTGTTAACAAGCTTTCATACTTTTCGTATGCTTGCTGCGAAGTAATAATGATTGTTGGCTGGTCATTACCAACTGAACAGTCATTATAAACTCCAGCCATTTTAAGAGGAGTCAATGCTGCAACGCCACCAGATGCTGCATGCTGTGAAGTCCACCAACCGTTAGTAGCAGGAGAAATTCCGCCAAGAGTATCGCCTGCAGCAGTTCCATGACGAACAATGTTCTTAAGACCATTCCAACGAGTAGCGTGAACGCCACCAGCAACAGGACCATCTTGATAGAACATAGCGTTCATGTTCTCAATAATTGTTTCTTGAGTCTGGAAGATTTTACCTTCGAGAAGATCAATTATTTGTGCTTCACCATTGTTCTGGGCTTCTTCAAGACCATTAATGGTTACAGTCGCTGCGTACTGACCCCACGTATACTCTGCCGCACTCATACCTGCCGAAGCAGTAGTAGCAATTGCTTCACTACCTGAGTAGTGATCAGCAGTGGTGTTGCCTGCGTAGATTACTGGAACGATAATCTTTGCGCCACCACTAATGGTTCTCATGGTTTGACCGTTAGTCAAAGCATAAAACAGTGGTCTGGCAGAGAAAATATTGTCGGTTAATTTTGGAATGTAGTTGTTGAGAGTCGTAGTTAGAATCTCATCAAAGTTTGGGTTACCCGCCATGCGAGCCTCCTAAAAGGTTAAGTGCTTAATTGTTTTTTTGCCATAGCGAACGCTTCCCTAATAGTTCCTGCTTTACCTTCTGGTGCTGGTTTCGTTCCCGCTTGGGTTGACGATCCTGTAGACACTATGGAAGCATCACGCTTTTTAGAAGTAATATCTTTTTCTTGCTGAAGTTTGTCCGCTGTCGATTTAACATCGTTAAATCTCCAATGGGCATAAGCCGCATCAAGATTAGAAATATTGTTTTTTAAAGCATGATTTAAAAACTCACGACGATCAAAATCTCCGTGTTGTTCTTGCAGTTGTACTACTTGGCGTTCTATGACTTGTTGACGTTGCGATGCCTCTTGCGCCTCAATCTTTTTTTCAAGAACTGCAATCTTTTGTTCTGTTGGGTCTAACTCTTCCCAATCTGTGGAGTCTGCAACATTAGCAGGTGCTCCAACGTTAAAAGATTTTGCAAGTATTTGAAGTGTCTCCTCTGGATTATTTTCCAGAGCAGCCACAATTGATTCTGCTTGCTGCAAACGATCACGTTCAGCAGATATCTCTTGTGTCTTACGGGTATAGTCCGCTTGACGTTGATATCCATTACGAAGTTCTTCGAGACTGACCTCTTGTTCTTCACCGTCTACTTTAATGACGTAAAGATCGCCTGGTTCCTCTACTACTTCAGTGTCAGTAGTTTCAAGAGTGTCCACAAACTCTGTGGATTCTATTTCTACTTCAGTTTCATCGGGCACTAGCCCCTCCTAGAAGTCTTAAATAAGTTGCTTCTATTAGGATACATAACTGTCCCACTATAATGACGATAGGTCCATGCCCATTTGACCTTGTAGCTGAGCTAAAAGCTCGGGAGGTACTCCTCCCGTAGGTGCAAAAGCACCACCTGCAGGAGGTGGCATTGGCATAGCGCCCATTTCTGGAGGCAAAGGTGCTTGTTCTGGAGGCATTTCTTCTCCAGGAGGACCTTCTTGTCCAGGTGGGCCTTGTTGTGGTGGACCTTGCTGCATCATGAATCTTTCAGGGTCTTTAATCCCAAATCCAGATTCTAATACGTGTGCAGCCAGCGCTTGTGGGTCGATAACGGTCCCCACAAGCGGGGCGACTGCATTGAGCAGGCTGACCGCTTGTTGGCGACGAATAGTTTCGTTCATAGGCTGAGTAGATCCAGCCTGAACAGTGAAATCGTATTCGCCTGTAATGTCTTCTCGAGCGTATTCGACAAACAAATCTTCGCCTCGACCAGATACTCGAGCCATTTGCTGACCAGTCATAAACTGTTGCATTAGCTGAATAACTTTACGGGCACAATCAGATATTGTTATTTCAACAATAGCTAGCTTATCTGCAGAACGAGCGTTCTGAGCATCAGCAACAATAGAAGCTTCAGTAGCTGTACGCCTAATCTCAGGCATAGCGCCACGAGCATACTCACTGATACCACTAACTGTATTTATGTCATTCTCAATAATCGTAGAATAATTGTAGATTTCAGGGCTAATAGGTGATTGTGGCATAGGAACCACAACTTCAGACAAAGGTTTATTTTCGTCAACGACAGGAACTAGACGCCCATCTTCATCAGATTCTAGAGCTTCACGACCTTCAGGCCCAAAAGATCTTTCATGGTAAAGGTACTTACGAGCGTAACGTTTCCTGTCGTTCATTAACTGTGAACGTGTCTTATCTAACTCTAATTGCAGAGACTCAATAGACTCGAGGTCACCAATAGGGTAAAACCTGTCTGGAACATCGTAGTTTCTGAGCATTACAAAAGGCTGACCATATGCGTAAGGCATATTGATAGGGTCAATCAAGAACTCTGACGCGTTTTCAGCGTAAACCGCTAAAGTATTGTTTGTAATATCGTAGTACTCCCAGATAACTACTTGATCTGCAACGAATTCGTTACGCATGTAGTCTCTGTCAGTCAAGTCACCTCTGTATCCGTTATCCGCAGATAAACGTTTACGTGCAGCAGGCTTAAATCTTTTATCGTTTTGTGCTTCTTCTAATGGAAGCACAATTCTTTGCGCTATCCATTTAGCGTCTTCCATATGGGTAGCTGCAGGATCAACAAATATGTCGAAAGGAGAAATCCTTTCTAAAAACGGTTGATCTTCAACAATTCTGCTCAAAGAAGAAGGAATGTTAGCCATAATCTCTTCATCAGTTAGCAAATCTCCAGCTAACTCAGGAGAATCCATAGCAGCAAGATCGCTTTCAGCGATCGCTTCTTCTATAAGAACATCACGTTCATTCTCAGAAATTGATTGTTCTTGTTCAATAAACTTCCAACCGACTTTAACCCAGCCGTGACCAAAGATTAAAAAATCTTTGACAGCGGCTCTAAAAGGAGTTCTGAAATTGTGGTGTCTCCACAGATAGTTAACTACCGCTTCAACAAAAGCCGCTCGATCCACATTTTCTTGACTAGTAGCTTGCACTACTATCTTTGGATAGTTCACAGCAACAGACGGAGCGATAACGTTTATCGTTGAGAATGCTAAGTTGACAGCTATCATGTCTCTGTTTAAAGCAGTGCTAGAAGGCCAGTGCTTACCACGGTAAAGATCTACAAGTCTTCGCCAAGTAACTTCTAAGTTCTCTTCATCTCGCCAACGACGACATCTATCTATGCTTATTGAATAATCTTCAAGTAATTCTTGGCGAGTTTTGCGAGCCATTTTACCATGTCGCTTTCGCTGGGAGAGGTTCTATGTTTCTGCCAGAAGCTTTAGCTTCAGCAAAGTTTTTAGAATCTCGTTCTTTGTTTGTTAAACCTCGTTGTTCAACAGGCAAAATTGAACGAAGTCCCTGCCCATTATGCACAGACACAGACTTTAAACGTACATGACGTTCATATAACTCTTTAAGCTCCAATAGAGGTACTGCCTCACGCCTTTCTAAGACGTAGGCAGTGAAATCCTCAAATGTTGCCCCATCAGGCAGAACTGCCATTACTTGGCGTTCGACCCACCTAGTTTTGGCTGAGGCTCAGCAGGCTCAACCTGACCATTGATGCCTTTTTGATTCGCAGGAGTCATACGAGCAGTAATTTGCCCGTACCCACCAGTTTGATTAGCGTATTTAGGTGATTCAAAACGTTGTTCAGGTGAGCTATTGCCACCTGGTTCCCAAATTGGGTTAGCAGAGACACTGCCACCACGTTCCATTTTACCATTTTGGCCTTTAGCGCCGTCAACGGTTACTGTACCGTTAGTGTGACTTACCCATTTTGCCATTGTTTAGCCTTCCTTAAAAAGGTGTTCTACTTAGAAACTAGTTTGTCCCACGAATAGAGTTTTGTCCTATTATATGCTCATTATTTACACTAGGGACGTTAGTTATCATCCTAGCGAACCAATCAACAGTCCAATAGTCATTAACTTCTGTTTTATATTCAGGTTCATGAGCATATTTTCTCATTTGGTTAGCCAAAGCTAACGACATTACCCGATCATCATAGGGAGAACCAGACATTCCGCCACGTTCGTTACGTACAAAAGTACGTAACTCCGCAATTGTATGTCTATCTCGGATACAAATTTCATTATTTCTTAATGCAGAACTTAAATCATCTATCATCAAAGGTTTCGAAGTACGAGTTGTTTTCCAACCGTATTCTTGTCCCACCCTGTTGTTAACATTATTGAGTTGACGTTTCCTAAACATGTTTGGGTAACCCAAATGACGTAACTCTGTGATCGTAGTC